ATGGTACATCGTGGATTACATTAAACACAGCAACAACAACAGATGTAGTTTTTACTGTTTCTTATGATGTATCAGCTAACAATAGTGGTGTACGTTCAGCACAAATACAAGTAACAGATGACTTAAACAATCCGAAGTTCACAGTAATACAATCATCTAACGTAATAACAGTAGATAATAACATAATAACAGTAGATAATAACATAATAACAGCAGACAATGGCTAAACAAACAATAAACATAGGTACAGTAGCGAATGATGGTACTGGTGATGCATTACGTGATGCATTTAGCAAAGTAAACGATAATACAGATGAAAGCTTTTTAACAAGTAGAATACTTGTAAACCAAGCAAATAAAGACACAACTTTAGGCGGTGTAATAGATAGCACTAAACAATATTTTTTAGATGGTGTTATTGATATGGGTAGCACCCAAATAACTGTACCACCAACTGGAATTACTATATTAGGATTGTCTTTTGATATTAGTGGTTTAACATCGTCTGAAGATAATTACACTATGTTTATATCCGAGTCTATTGGCATAGGTAGTGGTAATATGTTAGGTGCTGATTATTATGTTTCTGTAACTGGAGCAGGTTCTAAGGTTTATGAAATTTATGATGCCACTGGTTTTAATGCTTTTGAATTTGCAAGAATAAACTACATTGATTGTACATCTTTGGGTGACATTTACGATTATAGACAAGGTTTAGAAGATGGTACTGGTCGATTTGGTGGTTCACCATCTTTAACTTTACATGGACTTTGGCGTGGTGGTTACAGAATAACTACAAGCATTGTAAGAAGTTTATCGGGTCTTATGACAGCACCACTATTTAAAGAGGGTACTTTATTTCAAATGAACAGTCGTTTTTTAACAGATATAAATTGTGATTTACCTACATTAGCACCATTTTGTGATTTTCAAACAACTAATTTTGTTAATCCATCTACAATACAAGTAAAAGGTGCTATATTTTCAAGAGATGGCGGTTTTAATGCTAATGATACAAATATATTCCCAAATTTATCTGCAAGTGATTTGCCTTGTGATTGGGATAATAACATAGGAATACCTAATACTTTTGTAGGTGGTGGTATAGTTAATTCAACAGAAGTTATAACAGATATAATAACACAAGGAGCAGCCGTAGATTTAAACGGAACTTTCACTACTTTAGATTTACAACATTTTGACAGTCCATCTAATGGTAGATTAAGACATGTTGGTATTAATCCGAGAGAATACGTTGTTAATTTTGACTTTATTTTAGATGGTATTCAAAATGGAGAATACGAAATATTTTTAATAAAGATAGACTCATTAGCTAACGTAACTGTTGAATATACACAAACAAGGGTAATAAATAACTTACAAGGTGGTCGAGATGTAGCATATTATAACGGTCAAACATCTGTTATATTAAATCAAAACGATTTGGTTTTTTGGCAAGTTGCTAATGTTACTGGTACACAAGATTGTACATTAGAATTAGACTCATCTTGGTCAGTAAAAGAAAGATAACATGATAGAATTAATACATCAAATGCTACAATTAGGTGATTTATACAACGTTTCAGAGCGTGTAGATATTGCTAAAGGCAAATACGAACTAACAACAAGTTTTAAAAAGGCTTGGAAACAACGTAAAAGAAAATGAGTACAGTAAAAACAATCGAGTTAGTAACAACTTTAGATGATAAAGGGTTAAATGAAGCGGAAGCTGGTTTAAAACAATTAGATAATCAGCAAGAAAAAATTGTATCTTCTTCTAAAAAGGTTGAAACACAATCTAAAAAAACATCTAAAGGTTTAAAAGCGGTTGGTGAAAACGGTGGTGCTATTGCTACATTAGATGCATTAACTGGTGGTTTAGCCTCTAGGGTACGTGATACAGCAGAAGCTACAAAGTTATTCAATTTTAATTTAAAAGGTACTAGAACAGCATTAATTGCTACTGGTATTGGTGCGTTTATTGTTGCACTTGGTTTAGTTGTTGCGTATTGGGAAGAAATAGTTGATTTTATTACTGGTGCTAATAAACAACTAGAAGAACAACGTATATTACTAGAAAGTAATGCAAAGTTATTAGAAGCACAATTAAAATCTATTAATGCCGAAAAGGCTTTAAGAATTGCCAGAGGTCAAGGCATTGATGATTTGTTATTAAAAGAAAAAGCGTTATTAAAAGCAAGAATAGCAAATCGGAAAGAAGTATTTAGAACACGTAAAGCTGAACTAGAATTGGCAGCACAACGTTTTGATGAAATAACTGCAACAGAAGAATTTTTGCAATTGTTTGGTGTAGATGCTAGAACACAAGAAGATTTAGATAAAATAAACGAATTAAAAACAGCAGCTTTTGAAGCTAAAGCAGCGGTTAAAGAAGCAGAAAAAGATTTACAAGATTTAGAAAATGATATTTTTGATGCTAGTGCTATTGTTATTGGTGGTGAAGCTGATGCTGTAAAAGGTAGGGCTGAAAAAATTGTAGATAGACCAAAAAACTTAACAGCAGCACCATCATCTGATGATGTTAAATCAGATCCAGAAATAATAAGACAACAAGCGTTATCAGATGCTAAGTTAGAAATATTATTAGCAGAATTAGCAGAAGAAGAACGTTTAAAACTATTAGCACAAGCGACTGATGAACGTTTAGCAAATGAAGCACGTAGGCGTGAACAAGCGTTAGCCAGTTATAAAATAGATACAGCCATTAATATATTCGGTGCTTTACAAGGTATTGCAGAGGAAGGTTCGGCTGGTGCAAAAGCAATAGCAATAGCACAAGCAGTTTTATCAACATATCAAGGTATTAACAAAGCATTAGCAGAAACAACAGATTTTACACCATCGCAAACATTAAGATTTATCAACGCTGCTGCTGTTGGTATTGCTGGATTTGCTAACGTTGCTAAAATATTAAGTACAGATAGTAGTGGTAAAACAAAACCATCTTTAAGTGGTGGTAGTTCTGGCGGTGTTAGAGCGCCATCGTTTAATGTTGTAGGTACATCTGGCGTTAATCAATTAGCCGATAGTTTAAATCAAGAACAGCAACCAATACAAGCGTTTGTTGTAGGTAGTGAAGTAACATCACAACAAGAACTAGATAATCAAACACAAGCAACTGCAACAGTAGGATAAAAAAAACACCAAACAAATTAATGCATGGTGTTTTCTAACTAAAATCAAATATTATGAAAATATAATAAAAAGTGAAAGATGCCCAAATCAATCACAAATATAAATCAAATATAAGAAATTTATTTCAATTTTAAACAAATAATTTAAAAAATTGTTATATTAATATGATACCAGTTTACGAAGCAGTATTTAAAGAGGGTGAAACAGAGGGAGTTTATGGCATTTCTTTAGTTGAAAACCCAGCAATGGAAGATGAATTTATAGCACTTTCAGAGCAAAAGAAAATAGTGGAATTTTCTGCTATTGATGAAAAAAAGAAATTACTTTTAGGTGCTGTGCTTATTCCAAATAAAAAGATTTATCGCAATATAGATGGTAATGAATTTTACATAACGTTTACAGATGAAACGATTGGAAAGTTAGCACATAATTTTATTAAAGGAGGTAATCAAAATAATAGTAGTGCAGAGCATGAGGTTCAGCTTTCTGATGTTTCATTTGTTGAAAGTTGGCAAGTAGAAGATGAGAAAATAGATAAGTCTGCATTATACGGTAAAAAATATTCAAAAGGTACATGGGTTGCAATGGCTAAAGTATCAGATGAAATTTATGAACAAGCAACAAACGGAACTTTTAAAGGGTTTTCTATTGATGCTTTACTAGGTTTAGAACAATTAACATTAAATAAACAACAAATGACTGAAGAAGTTAAAAAAAGCGTATTGGAAGAAATACGTGATACTTTTAAATCTTTACTAAATACAGATGCGACAGATGAAGTTGCTAATGTTGAAGTTAAAGAAGCTGTTGAATTAGCAGAAGAAGTAAAACAAGTTGAAACTGTCGAACTTATGGAAGATGACAAAGAAGAAGAAGTTAAAGAAGATGCTGCATTTGATGTAGATGCTTTAAAAGCTGAAATTCTTGAAGAACTACGTAAAGAACTGGGTCTTTATGAAGAAGAAATGTCTAAACAATTATCTGCAAAAGATGAAACTATTACAGAGTTGAAGGCACAACTAAACAAACAACCAGAAACTGAAAGTGTAAGCGTTACACCAGAAACTAAACAAACAACAAACAATAACTACAATTACGGTAAGAACAGACCAGCATCAATAGCTGAACGTGTTTTTGCTAATTTTAACAACTAGAAAAATGGAAAAAACAAAAATTGAATTAGCAACAACTGAAACAATCAGTTCTAACTATGCTGGTGCTGATGCTGGTAGATTTATTTCTGCTGCTTTACTTGCACCAACTACTATTGAAAACGGTGGTGTTGAAGTAGTACAAACTGTACCTTACAAATGGAACGTACCAAACGTAAATTTATCTGGTATTGTACAAGATGCAACTTGTGATTTTACTGATAACGGTACTATTACTATTGCTGATAGAGTACTGACAACTGAAAAGTTTGAAGTAAACATGAAACTATGTAAAAAGACTTACAGACCAGTTTGGCAATCACTTTATAGTGCTGGAAGATTTACAGGTTCTTTTGAAAGCTATTTAGGTGCATTAGTAGCATCTAACGTTGCTGCATCAAGAGAAAATGTTATCTGGCAAGGTGCTAACGGTACTGGTGGTGAATTTGATGGTTTTGAAGCATTATTAACTGCTGATGCTAACTTACCAGCAGCTAACGAAGTAGCTGGTACTACATTAAGTGCAGCTAATATTGTTGCTGAATTAGGTAAAGTATTATCTGCATCTGGAAAAGTTATTTATAATATGCCAGGTTTTGCAATCAGAATATCAACAGCAGCTAAGAAATTCTATATCCAAGCACAAGCAGCTTTAGGTGCAGCAGATTTATACAACGAAAGAGAAGCACAAATGACTTTTCAAGGTGTTCCACTTATCGAATGTGCTGGTTTATCTGATGATGTTATGGTAGCAACAGGTAGCGGTGTTCTTTGGTACGGTATCGAAGATTTATCTTTAGGTTCACAAGTTCGTTTACTTGACCAATCAATGATTGATGGTTCTGATAACGTGCATGTAGTAATGGAATGGGGCGATGGTATACAGTACGGTAACGTTTCTGATATAATTACTTACGGTATTACAAACGCAGCTAACTAAGAATAATTAATTAACCAATAACTAAGGTGGTAAGTTTAAAAGCAAACTACCACCTTTTTTATTTTAAAAACATAATAATAATATGGCGTGTGCATTAACAAGCGGAAGAACAGAACCATGTAGAGATGCAATCGGTGGCATAAAAGCTATCTATTTAGCAGAATACTTGGAAGATGCTTTTACCGTAGCAGCTGGTGAAGCAACAGCAATAGACGTTGCTTTAACAGAGGTGTTTAAATACGAACTTTTAGCAGATGGTAATACATTTGTTGAAACATTTACAGCAGACCAGAACGCTGGTACATCTGTTTATGAGCAAGTGCTAACAGTAGCATTAAAAAAACAAACAACCGCTAGTTCTAATGAATTGGCATTAATAGTGAAATCAAGACCATTGGTTATAATCCAATTTCGTGATGGTAGACGTGTAATACAAGGTATTTCTGATGGTACAGTAGCAACTGGTGACATACAATCTGGTGGTGCTAAAGCTGAATTTAACGGTTATAATCTTACTTTAACAAGTACAGAAGTGTTACCAGCACCATCATTAGATGCAGCAACTATAACAGCATTAGATGCTATTGTAAGTGCAACTAACGTTAATCCGTAGTGTTTATATTTTCATATTGATTTAATTGATGAAAAACCCTGTTTTATTATAGGGTTTTTTTGTACTTATTAAACAAAAAATTGATTATATTGTTATATTATTATGAGAGTTCTAACATTAACAGGAAGTAGAAATATAAACGTTGTTTTACGTGACTATGGCGTTACTGATGATTATGATGTTATATTAACTAACGAAAATTATAATACATCTAGTACAATTAGTGTTACTAAAACACCATCACAGATTGAAGCTAATATGAACCAATTACAAATACCTATTAGTGCAGATTACAAACAAGGTGACGAATATACATACAAAGTTGTAGATAGTGCGTTAAACGTGTTATTTAGAGGTAAAATATACTTTACAAATGAGTAAAATGAATAGTAATATACAGTTATTTCAATTATCTAATTACGTTAAACCAGATATTCAAGAAAATTATGGTCGTAAATGGGTAACAAATGGAAAAGATAACAGCTTTTTTAATTACGTTATAGATAGATATAACGGTTCTCCAACAAATGAAAGCATAATAAATGTTTATAGTAATCTTTTATTCGGTCAAGGTATCGTAAAAAAAGGTGAAACAAATTTATATGATGAATTAAACGAACTATTCAGTAAACAAGAACAACGCAAAACACTAAAAGATTGTAAACTATTCGGAATGTTTGCA